GTCAGAATTGCTGTCTCCTTTTTGACCCGCTTCATACCTAACAGGAGACTAGGATAATATGACTACAGAAATAGAAAGAGATAGATACGGACGACCTATGGTTGTCCCACCTAAAGGTAAAAAAGCAGTTGCCTATACACGGGCTACTACAATTGCAAACAGTTTAGATGATGCCTCAGCATTAGTCGCATGGAAAATGCGAATGACCGCACTTGGTTTAACAACAAGACCAGATTTATTATTAGCAATAAGTGCAGCGGGCGAAGACAAGAATTTAATTAATGCATACATTGAAGAAGCAATGGACCATGCAGGCGCAAGCAAAGCAGCAACTATTGGTACAGCAATACACGCATTAACAGAACGGTTAGATTTAGGACAGGACCTTGGTGCGGTACCAGACCAGTGGCTTCCAGATATTAAAGCATACGAACAAGCAACATCTATCTTTAATAAAATATTTATTGAACAGTTTTGTGTTTATGATAAAGATAAAATCGCAGGTACTCCAGATAGAATCGTAGAGTACAAAGGCGAACGGTTCATTGCGGATTTAAAAACAGGACGCATTGACCATCCACATAATATTGCCATGCAATTAGCAATCTATGCTCACGGCTTGCCGTACGACCCAGCCACGGCAACCCGTGGTACTTGGGGAGATGTAAACCAAGAGAAGGCAATCATAGTTCATCTACCAGCAGGAAGTGGTACTTGCAAATTAGTATTTGTAGATATCAAAGAAGGTTGGAAAGGTGTACAGTTTGCATTGCGAGTAAGAAAGTGGCGTGACCAAAAGGGTCTTGCCACTCCACTAGAGTAAGGAGAATATGTGCCTAGCACGGAAGCACCTATAAGCATCAATCTAAAATCAGCAGGTGGTACAGGTATCACATTGCGTGGAGAAACTGCAGAACAATTTGCAGATATGATTGCCAATGGTATTCATATTATTGCTGATGCAGTTAAAGAAGTTGAGACTGCAATCAAGGGCGTAAGTCCAGCACCTGCAATGTCAACACAAGATATTGCTGCAGCATTTGGGGGCAACATCATTACTGAAAATCAAAATCCAGTACCACAATCTATTGGTGGACGTAACTGTCCACATGGACGAATGACTGCCATTCAAGGAATGGGTAAAGATGGGAAACCATACAAAGGTTACTTCTGTCCAGCACCTAAGGGTGCATTTGATAAGTGCAAGAACCAATACATTCTTGTCACCAATCCAGACTGGAATACTTTCGTACCAGATTCGGTAAAGTGAAAACACTTAGACGGTCAATTAACAAAGCAGAAGTGGGTGGCGAACCATTGCCACCCGCTTTTGCGGCATTTGAACGGGCAGGTATCATTCTGCGTAGAGCAGAGGTAACAGTAGTTGCAGGCACTCCAGGTGCAGGTAAGTCATCTATTGCCCTTGCTATAGCAGCCCGAACAAAACTTCCAACTCTTTATTTCAGCGCAGATACAAACGCACATACAATGGCTATGCGTTTAGTTGCTATGGCAGGTAACATGTCACAGCAAAATGCAGAACAACTATTAAAGAAAGACCCAGACAAAGCACACGAACTACTACTATTAAACAATCACTTGTTCTGGTCTTTTGAATCTACACCAACACTTAAAGATTTAGATGATGAGGTATCAGCCTTTGAAACTGTATGGGGCAGAAGCCCTACTCTTATTGTTGTAGATAACTTAATGGACATAGCAATGGATGGGCATGAAGAGTTCCACGGTATGCGAGCAGCAATGAAAGAACTGAAATACCTTGCTCGTGATACCAACGCTGCACTACTGGTACTGCACCATACTAAAGAAGGCTTTGAGGGTTATCCTTGCCAGCCACGGTCAGCAATCCAGGGTTTAGTCAATCAGATTCCAGCAATGGTGCTAACTATTGGGCAAATGAAACAAGGTGATGATACTTACCTATGCGTAGCACCAGTTAAAAATCGATATGGCAGAGCAGACCAAACAGGAAACAATTATGTGAGTCTTGCATTTAATCCTGAGTCTATGTATCTAGAAGATGTTATCGTTAGATACCAACAGGAGGGTATGATGTGAGTAATCCACGTAAAGCAAAAGGTTCTAAAGCAGAAGCAGATGTAGTTAAATGGTTAAAAATAAACGGTTTTCCATATGCAGACCGCAGAATCGCAGGCGCACAATTAGATAAAGGTGATGTAAGCGGTGTCAATGGAGTAACTATTGAAGTAAAAAACCATATCCGTATGGACCTTAGTGCGTGGATTAAAGAATTAGAAATAGAAATGAAAAACGATAATGCTTGGACTGGAACAGTCTTGCACAAACGGAAAGGAAAGACTAATGTTAATGAATGGTATTGCAGTATGCCAGCCAGCGTATGGTTGGACCTTATCCATAGGGCTATGAATGGACAATCAAAAGCATAGTATTGCCGAGTATCTAGCGTACTTAGGCGCCGCCTTGCCACAACAGGGGCACGGCTGGCGCAAGATTAAATGTCCCTTTCACCAAGATTCACATGCATCTGCTGGCGTTAACTTTGATGAGCAAAGATTTAAATGTCATGGATGTGGTGTTGGTGGAGATGTATACGATTTAATTATGGAGAAGGAAGGAGGCACTTACATTGAGGCTATCAAATTCGCAGAGAGCATTTCTCTTACAGGCAACAGAAACATACAAAGCAAGCATTCATCTAGCAACGGATTATCTAGCGAGCAGAGGGTTATCGGTAGAAGAAGTTCAGCGATTTCATCTAGGCGTAGTGGAACATCCATTGCCAGGTCACGAAGGTTACACGGGTAGATTAGCAATTCCTTATGTAACACCATCAGGCGTAGTTGATATTAGATTTAGAACTATGTTGGGTGGCGACCCTAAATATATGGGTATGCCAGGGGCTAAGACAACAATGTTTAATTCACAAGCAGTACTAACGGCAGACGGATATATATGTGTCACCGAAGGTGAGATAGATTGTATAACTGTAGTTGCTAAAACAAATCATCCGTCAGTTGGAATTCCTGGCGCTAACAATTGGAAACCATATTACTCTAAAATATTAGATGATTTTGAAACAGTCATTATCCTTGCAGATGGTGATGCAGCAGGACTAGAGTTCGGTAAGAAAATTACCCGTGAATTGGGTAATGCAAATATAGTTCAAATGCCAGATGGGCATGACGTGAACTCAGTAGTACTAGCGGAAGGGATTGGATTTATAGATGAGCGAATCAAGCGAGTCATATCTTAAAGAAAATATCTGGGATTATATTAAAGAACATCCTAGATTGATTGGTATTCCTTTATCAGATAATAAAGGATTAGATATCTTAAATGCATTGCGAGATATCTATGTATTAAAAACAGTTGAATCAAAGAACTCAGGACTTACTCTATTGGCTGAAGTTATATTGGCTGCTGCCGAAGGCAAAGGAAATCAAATAGTAGAAGATGTTTTAGTTCAAGAAGCAATGGTAGATATAGATGACAACCTAAGGATGGTGTTAGATGAAGGACAGTAGACATGCAGCAGATATTACAGATGAACTCTTAGATATTCTTTATAAAAAGCATCAGGACTACGGTCCACTAAACATAGCCCATGCTCCTGGCGGGGCACTAAATGGGCTACGAGTTAGAATGCATGACAAACTAGCCAGACTTAATCACTTAGTTGATAACGGCGACACGCCAAACTACGAAACAATAGAAGATACACTCATTGACCTAGCAAACTATGCCATAATCGGACTTATGGTACAAAGAGGGCAATGGGCTGGTATTGATTCAAGCAAAGGCTAGGTATTTTTTTTAATGAACGACTCATATACGGAAGAATACGAGTCGCTTGTTGCTGCTCTAGCAAGTGAGTACAACAAAAAATATCCAATGGTTGAACGGGTAGATATAGCCCAGACATTGTGGCTATGGTTTGTTACACACCCAGTTAAATATAAAGAGTGGTCTACCCTTGAACCAAAAGATAAAGAAAAATTAATTGCAAAATCTTTACGTAATGCTGCATTAAAGTATTGTGAAAAAGAAAAAGCCAAGACTAGTGGCTACGAATATGTAGATGTTTACTACTACAACAGTGCTGTCATAGAAGCATTTTTGCCATCAGTTATTTCAGAATCATATGAAATTCCAACCAAGATAAAAGACCTAGCACAAACAGTTAGTAAGTCAGAAGTATCAGATGGAAACAACTGGCTAGTTTTACGGTCAGATATTGCAGCAGCCTATTACAAACTATCAGAGGCAAAGCAAAAAATTTTACAAACCAGATTTACAACGGAATTAGGCGAGTGGGCTGACGTAGCAAAGGAATTAGATACAACTGCAGATGGTGCCAGAATGAAAGTGCAACGTGCAGTTACATCTTTAATTAGAAATCTAGGAGGATGGCGTCCAGAATCTGATGAAGACGTATTACCCAAAAAGAAAGATGATGATGAATCAGGAGAGTAAAGATGTAAGAGATTTACTACATCCTACTGATTACAGCAAAGCAATGGACCTGCGTGGTCAAACACTAGGCACTACATGTGTCTGTGGTTGTGAGGTATTCATAGCCCTCATAGCCTTTGATGAATACAAAGAAATATCTTTTTATTTTCTAGATGGAGAGTGTGCTAACTGTGGTTCAATGGTAACTCTTCCTTATCCAGACGATGTTATTGGACCAGATTGTGATTAACTATGCCAGCATATGATTTTAAATGTCCAGCATGTACAACTATAGTTGAAGTAAATGAAAACATTGCACCACCTTGTCCTACTTGCGCTGAGGTTATGGTTCGTATATGGTCTGCTCCAGCAGTAAAATTCAAAGGTCCAGGCTTTTATTCAACAGGAGGATAATATGGCAACAAAAGAATTAGCAGTAGGAAAGTTTTGGCTATCTTTTGGATACAGTTTTAAACGTTTTGGAATAGGTTTTAATATTGATAGATATCATATGGATATTGATTTATTTTTCTTTTGGGTAGGATTAGAATTCTAATCTATGAACGATTATCCAAAATGGGAAGGAAGACCAGCGTGTGAGGGCATTGATACGGAATTCTTTTTTACAGAAGGTAGTTATGATAACTTGCCAATGCTAAAAAGAATATGCAACAATTGTCCTGTAATACAGCAATGCTTTGATTACTCAATCAAGTATGCTGTCAGTGGTTACTGGGCAGCAACTACTGAAAACCAGAGAGAAGGATATAGAAAGTTGCACAATATAAAACCTAAAGCGGTAGTTCCATTATCAGTTTATGATGTAGGCTGATGAGTAAATTATCTGATTTTGATTTAGACCTTGCAGTTGGTCATGAAGGTGAGCAACTAGTAAGCGACTTACTTACTGGCGGTAAAACAATAGAAGTAAAGACAGATTTAAAATGGAAAGATACTGGCAACCTATATGTAGAGACTGTGTGTTGGTCTCATAACAATCATGAATGGTATGCATCTGGTCTATCCTCAACAAAGGCTGAGTACTGGGCATTTGTTATAGAAAGTGGTACATTATTAGTACCTACTGAAACCCTAAAGAAAGTAGTTGCACTACGTGGTAGGGCTATTACTTGTAATATCCAACCCAACCCAAGTAAAGGCTACTTGATACGGATTGATGATATACTTGAGGGGTTAAAAGGTTTATAGGTAGCCTCCTATAAAGCAGAAAAGCCCCCGCTCTGGTTAGGGGAAGACCAGGACGGGGGTTTTCTATGTTCTATGGGGCTTACAGCCCGTTTAAAAGGGGTTAGTTAGAACCCTTGCCAAACTCTGCGGCTTTAGGGTCAAGCCATTTAAGGATTGGTGCGGCAATAGAGGCTACGAACGCAGCAACTAAAGACTTAGCATCAGTACTTCCAGCCAAGTAGACTGTCAATACAGATGCAAATGCTGCACGTAGGTATGTGCTTGCTACTGCTAGTACTTTTTCTTTCTTCATTACTTACTCCATTTCGGTGTACCAAAGCCAGCAATAAACGGCTTTAGTTTTCTTTTGTTGTCTGAACGATAGGCACGAATCTTTTGTGCTACTTCTCCACCATTTCTTTCACTGGCAGATTTCTTTTTGTCACCAGATGTGTTGCCTTCAATAGTAGTAACTGTTCCATCACCATTATCTTTAACAACAATTCCAACATGGTCTACTGGATTACCACCAACTGCAAAGTCAAAGAAGGCTAAGTCACCAGGTTTAGGCTTAGCAGTTGCTGCATTAGACCAAGAACCTGTGCCCTTAAATTTCTCTGCACCAAGTGTAGTAGATACCACATTAGGAATCTTTAATTTAACTTGCGCTGCACACCACATAACAAATGAACCACACCATGGCTGAAAGTTTGCTTTAGTAAAAGCACCATACTTTGTTTCGTTATCTTTAGGACCCTCAACAGTTCCTATCTCAGCCTTTGCTACTGCCAGAAAATCATCTATCTGACTCATATTGACATCCATCCCTCATATTTAGCATCTGGATTATCTTTTAACCATTGCTCTCTTAATTTGTTTTGGTATTCCCAATCAATATCATTGCTCATTTTTTTAATACTTGTAATACCAACTCTGTTAAAAATTCAACCTTGTCGTCTAACTGATTGACTTTATCTTTTAAACTTGACCCTCCATTGGGTTTAAGTTCGGTAAGATAATGTTTAACCATCCATCTAGTTGCAGTTGCTAGTGCTCCAATAAGGGTGGTTACGGCTACGGCTAATCCAGCCCAATCAGTAGGTGTCATTTTATACTGTCCTAATAGTTATCTCGAGTACTCCTCCAAAACCATCAAATCTTTTATCAGGTGGAGTCATACGGGTGAATGTGATTTGTTCAATAACTGCCTGCCGAGATTCGCCAGTAGTTAAGTCTTGCCAAGTGACTACGTCACCACTTTGTTCCAAGTCTTCTAATGTTTGAATTTTAGAAAAGGCTCTGCCTTCATAACCAAACATAGAATTATATCTATCTGTTTCAATATCAAAACAGTAAACTGGGAAGCGCATCATGCGCTGACGTGGCGTAGCAATAGTAGCCTTTGCCTGATAACCCTTAAAGATTGGACCCTTAGTAGTATCAGTTGCATCTCTAGTTAATATAAACTTATAAGCAAGATACTCTTGTGCTGTTTCTGGGCTAGATGTTGTTACTTCAATTGGGTCTACATCTGCACTATAAGCAAGGATTTCATACTCAGTGCCAGCAGCAGTAACTGTTTCTAATGTTAAAGAACCATAATCAAAGTTACCACGACCTACTAAACGTTTAAAGTTTTTAGGTTCAAGGGTTCCATAACGAATGTTACCTGTAGTTATATATCCACTTGATATTAGATTTGCACCTTCAACATATGTATATCCAGCAATAGCCACTGTTCCAGTAGGAGATACGGCAGTAGATGATACGTTTGATGCAGTTTTTGCATAAGTAAATGTTGTTGATGTTGGTACATCTACTACTGTGTATTGACCATTGAATGTAGCGTCAACACCAGCCACCCAAATAACATCTCCAGCAGTTAAATTGTGTGCAGTAGATGTAGTAAGTGTTGCTACATTTGAAGTTAATGCTTTATTAGATACGGCATATTCAGTCTTTGCAGCGGTGCAAAAAGCAATTGTATCTGTATTGCCAAGGAAGGCTACGCCTGTGGTTGAGTGACCAGTTACTCCTGTGTAATAAAGGTCATTAGCATAGGCAAAACGTAAGTTTTCAATCTCAGCCCCAAGGTCTATACGAGAGATTCCTGGCTCTCCACCAACAGATGTGGCGCACCAAATGAATCTATCTCTACATGCAAAACCATAAACTGGTTGAGTTGTTTCAATAACTAAAGGACCATACTTAATTGAACCATCAGTATCAGATACATCTGCAATACGAACGCCCTTGCTAGTACCAATAGCCATGTAGCCACCATAGTATTTAATGGTATGAATAATTTCTCCTGCTGGCATTTCTGCAGCCACAACAGCAGAAGTTAAAGTAGGCAAAGCGCCAGCAGTTGATAAAGTAAATTTAAATATAGATGATTGAATGCCATTGTATCCAGAAATGTATACCGCTGGTCCAGAGGATGTTATGCTTGTAAATATATAACCAGATGTTGGATGTGTATACAGTGCTGTAGGCAAAGAAGATGCTGAACTTGTAAATTCATATACTGCGTTATTAAAGCAAGCAATAATTCTTTCTTTTGCAAACTCCATTACTGCATTAGTAACAGTAGTTCCAGTTACATCAAACATTTTTGTACCAGCAGTTGATGAGTCAGCAGTTAATGCTTTTTTGTATACAGTTAGTTTAGTAGTACCACCAGATGTAACGTTGGTTACCCAATAGGCTGTTGTTCCATCATCACAAATGCCGTATACTTTGTAATCCGTTCCAGTATTATAATCAATAAAATGTGTTTCTGTACCAGCAGTACTAATTTTATCTACATCATATCCATCATGTAGCAATACACCATCAGTACTATTCCAACTAATTGGACGAATCTGTTGGAATGCACGACCATTAGAATCAATAGGGGCTGTAGTTATATGACTTGCAGTTACTTCATTAAGTAAAGTTACCTGTCCTTTGGTAAATACATCTACGCCCTTGCTATCTGCATAGCGGTTAAGCACAATTTCGCCAGATGTTGGGTCATAAAATTTAATGCCAGTTCCTTTATGAAAGGAAGACTGGCTACGAATCCACCAACCAGTGAGTGATTGCTCACCTGGTTCTTGCTGGCTATCAAACTGTTCCTTCTTAAAGGGTGCAGTCTGACGAATGTATGGACGATTGTCATTGATGGCATAGATAAATGGCACACCATTTAGCGCTACATCATAGGCAATATCAGTATTTTGCCAGATAGCATTTGATGCAACAACACCAATGTCAACTGCAATCGCCCTACTAGAACGACCTTCGGTAATATCACGACCCGCCAAGGCACACCTCCGTTAAATAGTTAAAATTAAAGTGCTGGTGCTTCAACCCAAGAGGTTGTTGCTTCATCCCATGTGTATAACTTGTTATCATCAGGCATAGCAACTGGGGCTTCCCATAAATATGTGTTTAAATTTTTTATCCAAGACGGATATGGTTGAGGCGCAGCAAAGCCAATGCCATCAAATGTATATCCAACACCTGCATAGTTTTTATGAATAGGGAATTTTCCACTTGAATGAACTCCACCTACAGTATTGTAAGAAGTTTGAACCCACTCACCACCTAAATTTTGTTCACACCAGTCTGGTCCATCAGCCACAATTACTTGTGTGACTACACCATTTTCTACTTTTGCATAGTGACCCATTTATTTATCCTTACTTTCTCCGTATAGAGTTGCTGTGTTTACTAACTTAACATCACGTTTAGTTACTATTCCGCCCTTTTCATCAAGTTGGGCTTTAGCAGTTGTTTCATTGTCAGCAATAATATGTACCAACATATTAACCTCGTAACTAAAACATTGAGTTGGTTTAGTTTCTTTTATTTTACTTACATTACTCATATATCCCCTTTGTTAGACTGCATATCTGATTATTACTACACCGCTACCACCGTTGCCAGCAACTTGTGTTGAGTCACCCGACCCGCCACCGCCACCGCCAGTAAATGATAAACCACTTTTACCTGGTTGAAATGCTGGATAGTAAGTTCCGAAGCCGCCGCCGCCAAGCCCACCTAAACAACCTGCATAAGTGCTGGCGCCACCGCCACCACCACCTGCGTAATAACCTCTATCACCAGTACCCGTTACATCAGCAAAATCTTGGTACTGACGACCTATACCACCAGCAGCAGAGTTAGCAGTACCATTTTGAGTACCACCTACACCACCTGCACCACCACCGCCGCCACCAGCATAAGTAGGTGCGCCAATACCTGCATTGCCACCACCAGCAGAACCATATCCAGTTGCACCAGAAAAACTGCCTTGATTGGCACTACCACCGCTAGATGAATTGTATCCACCTCCACCACCCGAGCCACCCGTTGCGCCAGTACCACCAACATGCACGCCACCACCACCACCCTGGGCGGTCCAAGCGGTTCCTGAAGTATCAAATACGCTGTTTGCTCCGTTTGAACCATTAGCACCATTGTTAGCCGCACAAGCACCACCAGCACCAACAGTCACACCATAAGCAGTAGCAGTTAATGAGCGAGTTCCATAAACTAAACCACCAGCACCGCCAGCGCCGCCACCAAATCCCGAGCCTCCACCACCGCCAGCAACTACCAAAATGTCAGCACTAAATGAACTTGTAGGGGTAAATGTTCCGCTTGTTCTGAAAGCGTGATACCAATAAGTTCCATTTGTGTAAATGTCACCGCCTGTTGCTTTTGCGGTTCCAAAACCAGTGTAAAAAGTTCCAGAACGGGTAAAGGTGTGAATAGTATTCCCACCTGATGAAGTAACTACACCACCACTTGCTTTTTGAGTTCCTGAATAACGGGCTACAACAATTCCAGAACCACCATTGCCACCAAAATAATCAGCAGGAATACTGGTTGTTCCTGCACCACCACCGCCACCACCTGTATTAGCGGTTCCATCATACGCACTAAAAGCATCATTATCTCTTGTACCTGCACCACCGCCGCCTGCACCACCAGTACCAGCATTACCACCTGCACCAGCAGTGTATTTACCACCACCACCGCCACCTGCATAAGTAACAGAGGAACCTGAAATAGAAACCGCAACACCAGCGCCACCTGTTCCAGCGTTGCCACCTGCAGAACCATTACCGTTGCCACCTACTGCGCTAGCGCCACCTCCGCCGCCACCTGCATCATAACCACCTTGTCCATTACCGCCAGCAAAACCTTGGTTAGTGGTTCCAGCCGCACCTGTTGTAAAAGTAAAGTAAGGCGCACCGCCACCTGAACCACCAGTGGCTGCGGCGTAGAATGCTGTTCCTTGAACATAGCCGCCACCTCGACCACCACCAGTAGATGTAACGGTGCTAAAAACAGAGTTGTTTCCACTGGTTGATTGAACTGCGCCGTATTCGCCAAGACCACCAGCACCAACAGTTATCGGATAAGAAGTATTAAGTGCAAGAGTTAATGGAGTTTCTAGCGACCCTCCGCCACCAGTAGCGGTAACAGTTGAACGAAGCCCACCAGCACCACCACCGCCTGAACCAGTGTATGCACCGCCACCACCACCGCCAGCAACAACCAAATAATCTACCAATATTCCAAGGCGACCTGTTTTGGCTGAGTCAATAGTTCCAAGAATAGGCATCAGGCAATATCTCCAATCACATACCATACATCAGAACCTTCATAAATAGCGGTTGCAGATGAGTATTGAGCACGAAGTTTAGGCGCTGCAGCAGATGCTCCAGTGCTTCTAATGGTTACACCAGCACCAGCAGCAAATGTTACTTGCCCTGCGCCTTTTTGTACAATGTTAAGTTGAGAACCAGTATTGTATGCTACCGATGATGCTGGGGGAATTGTATATGTCTGAGCAGATGCATTGGATGCTGTAACAAGTTTGCAATCATCGGCTAAGACGAATGTGTAAGTTGTTCCAGTCTGAGCATTAATTGCTAGGTCAACCTTAGGGTCGGTTAAAGTTTTATTTGTAAGTGTTTCGGTTCCAGTAAGTGTAGCAAGAGAAGTTGGGAATGTATTAGTTCCACTTGTAAGGTTTTTATTGCTCAGTGTTTGAGCGGTTGAAAGGTCTGTTGTAACCGCTGTATCAATAGATACAGATACAGTACCAGAAGTTCCACCACCTGTTAACCCTGTCGAGGCTGTTATGCCCGAAATGTCACCAGCGACGTTATCTGCGTTAGTTCTAGCGCGACTCATTAGGCTATATCTCCAATCACTAAGAAAGTATTACTTGCTGTACAAATTGCTGTTGCAGTTCCATACTGTGCTCTTATCTTAGGAGCAGTGGCTGTTGCTCCAGTTGAGTTAATTGTTACACCTGCACCTTGAGTAAACGTTACCTGACCAGCACCAAGTTGAGCAAAGTGTATCTGCTGTCCTGCGCTATACACGGAAGGCGGTAAGGTTAATGTAATTGCAGATGCATTTGTAAGAGTTACAAACTTGTCTTTATCACTAAGCACGGTAGTATATGTTGTGCCTGTTTGAGCATTTAATGTAAGGTCTAGCGTTGTTATACCAGTAGTAGGAGCCGCCCACTTAACGCCAGTTGTCTGAGTTGAATCCGCAGTAAGAACATAACCATTAGTTCCAACTGCTAATCTTCCAATTGTATCACTTGCAGTTCCTACAAGTAAGTCACCTTTTGCATCTACTAAAGTTACTGTAAGTGCATTGGCAACGCTATATGGTGTCCAAGATAAAACCTCAGCCACATCGTTAGCAGCAAGGGCTGGAGATAATCCAGTAATAGTTGTTCCAGTAGATGCTGTGTAGTCAACATTGCGAACTAACAAAACACCATTTAAATAGACCTGCTCATATCCAACTGTATAAGAAAGACTTACTGAGTTATCATCTGTTGAACTAAGTGTTGTTTCTCCGCCAGACATTGTCTTGCTCCAGCGAGTAGATGATACTGCAGATGTAATACCTTCCCATGCAGAAGTACCAGCATCCCATACCTGCATAGCACCAGTTGTGGTATTCCAATAAAGAGCACCAGCAGCCAACGCATTGCCATCATTATCTGTAGATGGGGCAGATGCTTTTGCGCCTAAGTAGCGGTCATCAAATGAATCATATGACGCTGCGGCAGCAGATGCACTAGCAGCAGCGGCGGCTGCATCAGCAGCGACAGATGTAATAATTGTATCTGCGTATGCTTTTGTAACCGCATCTGTATTAGCAGTTGGTGTACCTAATCCCGTAATCTTGTTGGTTCCCATAGCAATAGCACCAGTCATAGTGCCACCTGCTAGTGGAAGCATTGTATCTGCATAAGCCTTAGTTGCTGCATCTGTATTAGATGTAGGTGTTCCAAGACCAGTAACCTTATTTGTACCCATTGCAATATTGCCAGTCATAGTTCCACCAGCAAGTGCTAACTTAGTAGCAATAGAGTTTGTTACTGTTGTTGCAAAGTTAGCATCATCGCCAAGGGCTGCAGCCAATTCATCAAGAGTATCAAGTGCGCCAGGGGCTGCATTAATTACGTTATCTACCGCAGTCTTAACAAATGCGGTAGTAGCAACTTGAGTAGTATTTGTACCAGCAGATGCAGTAGGAGCAGCAGGTACGCCTGTAAATGTAGGACTAGCCAATGGAGCATATGTGCTTGATGCCGTAGATGTATTAAGTTTAGAGTCAATTTGAGTCTGGATTGCTGAAGTTACGCCATCTAGATATCCAAGTTCAGTTGCAGATACTGTGGATGATGGAGCAATTTTTGTCCAATCAATTGCTGCAGATGAGTTTATATCAGCATCAACAATGGTGCCGTTAGCAATCATTGTAGATGTAACTGTACCTGTGTCTGCTGCAGTAATTGCAGTTCCAGAAATCTTAGTCTTATCAATAGCAGCAGATGCATTAATATCAGCATTGACAATAGTTCCATCTGCAATCATAGTTGAGGTAACAGTTCCAGTATCTCCTTGAGTTACCGCTGTTCCTGAAATCTTTGTAGAAGCAATGGCTGCAGATGCATTAATATCTGCGTTTACAATTGTGCCATCGGCTATCATTGTGCTTGTTACAGTTCCAGTATCGGCTGCCGTAATAGCAGTGCCTGTTATCTTTGCAGGCGCAATAGAACCAGCAAGCATTGTATTAGTTACTGTGCCTGTATCACCAGCGGTAATAGCAGTACCTGAAATTTTTGTTTTATCTATAGCAGCACTAGAGTTAATATCAGCATTAACGATTGTCCCGTTAGCAATCATTGTGCTGGTTACTGTGCCAGTATCTGTAGTTTTAACTACATCGGCAATAGTAAGCCCGTGTGCTGTGGTTGTATTCTCAATGTGTGAGTTGGCTTCACGATAGTCACGACCAATTGCCATGTGGCGAACAACCGCACCAGCAGAGTGAGCCTGTCCAGTAGAACCATCAATACCACGGACAATTGTTAGTGTATTAGTGCTTACCGCACTAACATCTACAATTTCTTCAAGCGCTGTATCTGGGTCAATAACTACTGTAAATAGTTCGCCAGCAGAGATGGTAATACCACCTAGCAAGCCTGAGCCAGAAACAACAGTAGCGCTTGTTCCTGATGATGTAAGAGCCGCTGACAATGTTGTCTGTTGTGAGCGGGATGAGTATTTGCGTGTTGTCATTTAGGTTCCTATCGGCGGGAGAAGTGAACTCTTGCAGGGTAATTCGTTTGCTGTGACTTTGTTTCTTCTTGAAGGCGCTGTACATATAAAGCATATAGTTGCTTAGTTGCTGTGCTAGAAGCACCGTATGGGCGTTTGCTATCTGTTTCATCAGCCTGAGGACTTGTCTGTGAAGCACGGGCTGGGTCAAGATATGTAAGCAAACGATATGAAGCACCAAGAACTACCACGTCACGAGTAGATTCTGGTAAACCAGTTGTTGTTGTATAAACATCTGAGTTGGTTGTGAATGGTACTGGGTTTGTAGCATAGACAACTTTTACTGTGCGACCAGCAATAGGGGCTTCGCCTAAAGTAATTGTTTGAACTATATCTGTTCCAGTTGTATATCCAAATGCTTCTGGATTAGCACTAGCATCAAAATCCCATCTACGCATTGGAATCCATTCTTTTGTTGGACCAATACTTTGCCAAGACACATAAAGAATATTACTAATATCTAGATTAGCAAATGCATAAGTAGATACTGCTGCATTAAAAGTAAAACTAGTTGTTTTAACAGCATACAAATTTGCGCCTAGTGCACGGATAGTATCGTTAATAGCACGCTTAACTACATGCCTTGGAAAGGTTGGGCTAATTATTACTCGTGCATCAGCAGCATGAGTGGCTGCAGTAGTGCCGTAAAATCCACGACCATAAGGAGCAATCGTTGCTGTATTGGCTACACGGTCATAACTATCTACATACATCAATTCTTCATCAATTTCAATAACACCCTTGCCAAGGTTTTCAGTAGTTGGCAATGTAAGAATTAATGGAGAAGCAGATGTAGATGTAGTTGTAGTAACAGATGAACCAAGATAAGTTGAACGGTCTTGAGTAAATGTGTATCCAGATAGGTTAATTAAAACCTCATCAATCATATTGGCAAATGTAGTCATTAGGCGTTTATACTCCGTAACGCAGCAGGTGCTGCTAATCCAGTAGTCGAAGCAAGTTCATTGCAAATACCATCAATATCTTTAAATTTATCTCTAGTTCTAGCAGCCTCGGCTTTAATGTTAAGAGCACCTACAGTTGCAAGTCCAGTAGTGCCAGCCCAAGCATTGGCAGCACCTTGTTCGTCTAAACCAGTTGTGCCAGCAAGACGGTTAAGTTCTGCTGTAAGACTACTACCCGCTTTACCTAGTGCCATTGATTACTTCTTTCTGTGATGTTTTGGTAAAATAAGATTTGATTGCTTTTCTACTCCGCCAAAAAATGCGCCGTAGTAATGCTCATCAAATGAAAACCTTTTAATGTGTGGAACCGTTGCTCCAGTATCACACCAAACTTCTACCCCTGCCTTGCCACATAAGGCAAAGAAATAGATATCTTCACCTATAAATGTTTTTTCAGTTCCTGCTTCTGCAAACATAGCAACACCTGGAACTGCTTCAATAATTTTATCTACAATACTTCTATGCATTAAAACAAATCCCATGCCTGCTGCAGCAACCTGTATAAACTGGTCCTTAGGCAAAGGATGAATTGGTTTAATACCAATGGTTTCCCCAGACTCTACAAATTGAAATACTGTAGGCTCTGGAACCATTAGCGGTTCTTCTGGATTCTTAGTAGTAAAGTAAACACCAGTTACAATCGGGTGTTTGTCTTTATCTTTTTTATTCCATAATCTTAAAAATTTATCTGGGCTAATAACTACATCTGAGTCTACCCATAGTAGCCATTCGCTTTTATTCTGTTCATACCAATAACGGATAACATGCTCACGTTGTCTTGCTATCTGGTTGCCACCAGAACGGATAGTAGATTCAAACTTAACTCCTGATTCCAGAAGCACATTTGCTACTCCGTGCATAAACTTTCCGTCTACATTACCGTTATCGCACCAAGCCAGTGAAACTGTTTCTTGCATTGTCCCCACCCTATCTATTTCTTTTTTGCTCTAGCGTTATCTACTAAATTTGGATATGGTCTGCCAGCCTTTTTAGCCATCGCTTTTGCTTTGGCTT